CCTTCTTTTAATTTTTTAGCACTTGCTTTTGCCCACCAATCTTCTACGATTGGTTTAAGTATTTCACGAATTTTTTTGATTACTTCTTTTGCGACTTTTTCTGGTTTACCTTTATGTTTAGTAGATGCAAAATCCTCTGCGTCTGAATCAGACATATTATCGGCTACATCTTTAACTTTATCAGAAACTTTGGATGGTGAGAGTTCACCTTTCTGAACCGCGTGTACCATTCCCATGAATCGTTGTTGGGCTTTGGATTTGGCAGGCATGTTATTCGCCTCGGATTATTTTATTGATTATGTCCTCAGCTTTACAATACGCACCACAAGCTCTACCATGTTGTTTATCAACATTCTCACTTAATGGATACATAAATGCACCGTGTGTAGACGGATTGGATACAAAATCAAATGCTATAAGTTCAAAATCATTACCAACTTTCATCACTGGTTGGTCAGAATCATCGTCTTCGTTTACTGCCTCTACAGAACCCATTCCACGAGAACTGATTCCTAATTTTATTCCATTCTTAAATAATTCTCTTAAAATATTTCCACTTGGTGTAGTGAGAATCTCAACCGTTCCTAATAAGCTATCCCCTTCAAAATGCATTTCAGTTACATTATGGGATACATTTTGTAAATTCACAACTGAACTATCTGGATGATCTAATTCACCAAGAGCTCTTTTTTGTTTTACATAACTTTCAGCATAAGTTTTTGCCTCACGCATTAAAACATCTCTTGGATATACTCTTCCATTTTGGTTTTTTGCATCCGCCCGTTGTAATACACCTTTAACAATCAACTTACCATCATTTTCTTTTAATGATTCTTGAATTTGGTGTTTAGATACCTCAAACGGAATGTAATCTACTAATAGTTCTCTCATTTTATTTCATCCTTTTAACCATTAAAACACTATCTCTCATATATGATGTTACCCCAGATTTATAAGATATTTTAATATCTTTAGCTAATTTTTTATTTTCTGGTCGTGGGTCTTGTAAAAATACTTGTTCTAAATCATACATTTGTTTTCTAAATTTTTGTTCAGTTTTTACTATCTGTGATAAAGCTTTTTTTGCAAATTTTCTATCATCTGGACCCTCTTTAATAGATTCGCCTACTGATAATTTTTTAGTCTGATGAGCTTTTATAGCATCTTCAAGAGTAGGTAATGGTTGTCCAAATTCTCTTTTTAGAATATCAAGTGTCTCTGTTAAATATTTGTCGTTTTGTTTCATTGTAGTTTTCCAACTTTATTAGCCAATTTAACTAATCGTTCTGAAATTTTACTCATTGCTTTGTGAGTATTTTTCCAATACGATTTCGAATCTATCTTTAACTCATTTTTCAATTTAACATTCATATCGATTAATCTTGATAATTCATTTAATGAATCTCTAACTTCTCTCATTGAACGACCAATTTTTTGTTTTGGTGTTAAAGTTTCATCATTACGATATTGTGTATAACGAGCTTCTTTTATTTCTGTTCTCTTATCAAGTTGTTTACCAAATGCACTTTGTACTCTTGATACACCTTTAATGGCCTTCATACCTTTTTTCAAACTTCTACCAACCATTGATTTTGCTTGTCCTGCACCTGATGCATCAATGATAATTTTAGCAATTTCTCCATTACCAATATCAAACTTAACTGCCCATTTACCCTCATCTACTTTTTTAAAGTTTGTTCCACTCTTTGCAATTTTATCTCGTCTATCTTTACTTCCACTTCCTGCTCCCCAATGTGGCGTATCATATTCACCACCTGCAGTTGCAGTTGTAGATGCTTCTTTCATTTCTTTTTTAATTAAAGTACGAAGTAATTCCGTAAACTTTTTTCTACTTATTTTTGTGGACATTTTCTAACTCCCCTACTAATTCATAATATCTCATCAATGATACAACATTAGAATCTTTTACACGAATTCCACCTTTTGTTGCTGTTTCTGTATGAGAAATTGCTTCGGTTAATTTAATTTGTGTAATCTTATCATCCACTTTTCGTAAATGTGATTTTAAGATTTTTTTGATTTTTATAACTTCAGCATCCATGAATTCGCGTAAAGAATTAGTGTTTGATAAATTATTTATATATTCTTTAAGTAAATTTCTTTGATTTTTATTTAGAGTGCTGTATTTTTTATTGAACTTATCAACCAATAACTGATAAGTTAACAATCTTAAATCTTTATCTTGTTTATTTAAGTTCTCTTGAACACCATCTTTAATTTTTTTGGAGCGTCTGACTTTAATAATATTTTCGATAATTGTTACTTTACTATCAGTTTCTTCGACTGGAGATATTTTTTCTTTTAAACATTCGCCTTCAAATACATTATAAATTGAAGCCAAAAGTTTGTATCCTGGAATTCGTGTGTTGAAAAAATCAGCAGTATTATAACATTCTTTGACTGATTTAATCAAATTATATTTTTCACTTCGTAGTTTACGATTTGATAATTTTCTACGATTTTTGATTACTGCTGAAAGCAAAATGTTTGCTTGTTCATTAGTTTTATATGTTTTTTCTGTCAAAATCTTGTAAAGTTCATATTCTTTACCAAGTTCTGTATTCGGTTTAAATGATCCTTTTAAAATCTCAACAGCCATACTATTTTCTGTACCATTTAGTACATCAACAGTTATTTGGCGAGTCAGCAATTCAAAAAGAATACCAGTATTTTTAATTTTACTGTGCTTCTTGTTATAATTCATCAAACACTCCATTCATGATAAGTTTATACATAAATAAATATTAAAACTTCAAATAATCGTTATTTATTTTCCGTGAAATTTTTATATTCTTTATCTATTTCTTCACTATCAATTGTTTCTCTTAATATTTCTCTAGCCTTTTTACCAAAAGACTTCTTCAATCTATCAAAGTGAGCTAAAGCCATCGGTATCTTTGGTCTTCCAAGTGGATCTCGTCCTCTTGCACTACCATCTTTACTATATTTAGTTACTTCTTTTGGTCTTCCAGCTCCCTCTTGGCCACCTTCGGGTGCACCACCTTTATCAAATATTGAACCTGCTACGGTATCAGGTGGTTCTTGAACATCATCTGCTCCCATTCCAACTGCTGCCATATCACTTGGTGTTCCAACTGAATCACCACTATCTGCAGGATCATTACCTTCTTGTTCTATCTGTGAATATCTAAATTTAGTCTTTTGATCCTCAATCAATTCTTTTTCAAGTTGTTTTTGTTCTGTTGGTGTAAAATTGAAAATATTTTTGTAAACCCAATCACTTGACATTAAAGCATTATCTTTTACATCACGAGCTAAATTAACTTTATTACTCCATAATTCAATCTTCTCTTGTTCATAAATTGTAGATGGATTTGTTAAGTTCAATTCAAAGTTTACCAATTCTTCATCTGTATATCCTTGTGCATATAAATGAACAACAGCAATCTTTGTCAATTCACTTGTTACAATTCTTTGTATTCTTTCAATGGTACGAGCAAATCTTACATCTTCTGCTGCAAGTGTTGCTTTACTTCCAAGTGATTCTTCATATCCAAGAAATGCTTTTGGTATTCTCAAAGCCGCTAACATACGATTTTTTAAATACTCAATGTCATCTGTAGTTTCATATTGCATTCCTGGTAAGGATTCAACTGATGTTCCACTATCTCCACCACGAACTGGCATGAAGAAATCTTCTGTTAAGTTCTGTATGTTGAATTTCAAATTATAATCACCAGTTGTGTCATCTATGAAAGGTGTCTTCTTCATTTTATTCATAATTTTTTGCATATAATTATCAACTTCATTTGGTGGAATATTTCCAATATCAACTTTGAATACTCTCTTTTCAGGTGCTCTCATGATACGATGAATTAACATTGCATCTTCCATTAATGTCAATTGTTTCCAAACCTTACGAGCACTTTCCATCATTGATTTACCATAAGGTAATAAATTACTATCATTGGCTAATCTGAAATGAGCAATTTGGAAATTCTCAAATTCAATCTTTTTATTTGTACCTGAACGAGCAAAATAAGGATGTGCCATTTCCATTGCTTCTAAATAAAATTTTACATAATAAGGATTATCTGGGTCTTCACCTTCTACTCGAATAATTTCATACGGAGACATTGGAACTACATTGTGTATTCCATACTTATCACTAATATCTAAGTATAAAAAGAAGTCTCCATACTTACACATATTTCTTATCCAAGGCCACAAATTAAATTCTATATTCATAA